AAGCGGAGTGTTTCTCTGCTGGAACGGATGGACAGGACGCTGACAAATATGAGCCGTGGCGGATCGACTTTGAGTCTGAAAACCGTATAAACTTTGGAGGAGTTTTAAAATGTCCGTTGAAATAATTGCTCGGGAAGATCGGGGAGCGTCCGTCGACAGCTCCGGGGCCGTCAGCTTTTCACACGTTATCCAGTTCGAGGGCGATTCTCTGATGGAGATCGTTTCGAGTACTCTTCTTCCTCAGCGCGGAAGCCGGCACCCGCAGAATACCGCCTTTTTCCTGGATTCGCTGGAGGTTCAGCCGAACGGGAACAAGGGGCGTCGGGTTCAAGCTCTGGCGACGCTGAATTACAGCAACTCGACTGAGCTTACAAGATATTATGGAGGCGATCCGTGGGATCTGGGAGCCCAGAATGTAACAGAGACGACGCAGGAAGCGCAAATTGCGTTTATTTCCGGATGGGACGAGCACGGGAACGAGATTGCGAACGTCAACTCCGCCGGATGCCGGATTCTCTCCGAGACGACCGAGCCGATCATCGTTTTGAGTTTCAGCTACAATCTGGAGGCGTTCGACCGGAGAGAGCCGAAAATCGCGCGGGAGGCGATTATCAACTCCAGCACTGTCCGGGTCGCCGGTCGGAAGATCCCGGCAAAAACCGGTAAACTGTTGCCGATGGAGGCAAGTTATGTTGCGGAATACGGCGCGGAAAACGAGCTCACGCGCGAGTACTGGGATGTCAAAGCAACAATTCAGATCAAGGCGAGCGGATGGGCACGGGAAGAGCTGGACGTTGGCACAATGGCCTTTTTCCGGTCCGGATCAGGGGAACTACTCCGAATTCCGAAAAACATCTATCGGTACACGCCGTGGACAAGCAAGGAATCTTCGGACAAGTTGCGGACAGTTCCGAAATTCGGCAGTATTGATGATGTTATTGCGGCGCAGGAAAAATATGCCGAACTTTTCGAGACAGACGAGGAAAAGCAGAACGCAAAAAACGAGCTTCCATTTGAGGAGATCACGGAACCGATGCCGCTGAACGCGGACGGGACATTATTCATGGGAGCGATTGAAAACCCGACGGCGAATCCGTACAACAAGAAGATCATTTTTGATACCGTGATCGGATCGTGGTCGGCGTTCGACATGCCGGAGGAGAGGGCGTAAAAAATGGCTAGAACAAAATATGCAGTTGAGTATACCGATCGTCTCCAGCGGGCGGTCGATACCGTTCTTTCCAACCCGAATTTTTCGTCGTATGTCCCCTCCAGGCGGCCCGGGCGGAATACTTTCACAGGTCGGTCAACTCCGGTTAAATCGTCCGGGGGATACGAATATTCCGGAGAGTTTGCCGTCCGCATCGCAGAGTCAGAAATTGCCGAGGACGGATCCCTTGCGTCGTTGACAGTCGAAGTCCGAAACGGATTCGGATACTCATCCGGGAACACTTCCGTTCCGGGTAGATTTATTGTTTCCGGAAGAACCATCGGCATGGGAAGTTATCTCAAGCAGACCCTTTCCGCATCCGATTACGATCTGGACAATCTCTACGTCTGGCATAAAATCAATCTGGAAGACTGGTCCGGAGACAGCGCTCTTCCCAGATCTTATGTATTCACAAATTCCTTTGAAACGCCGAAAGAGGAAAACGACAGCTCCGATAAATCTTTTTACTATACTCTTCTTGCCGTGATTCGGGAAGGCGTAGTCTATCAAACTCACTTCGGCCCGATCGTGATTACGGATCGTTATTTTGATGAATCCGATCTTGAGGAAAAATAACATGGCGGACTCTTCCGAAACACAGCAGGATGCCGAACTCAAGAAATATATTTCCCGCTACTCTCTTCTTCAGTGGATGCGGATCTTTGACAGGATGCGGGAGGAGCGATACAAGTTCTACTGCCCGGAACGCGAGTTCCTGAAGCTGGAAGAAATTCTCCGGATCCGCAAGGGGCTTCCGGAAGTTGATCGGGCATATTTGCCTCTCTCGTATACCGACCGGGCTTTTTATCGGATGATTGAAGATGACGTTATCAGAAAATGGAATATCGACAGAGGATTCAACCTAAACGACCAGTCAACGCCGGCTCGGAGAATGGACGGGGAAACATGGTCCGAACGGTATCCCGATGTTCACGGGAAGAAAAGTATCCCTGTCAGCGATGTCACTAAGAGAGATTATAGCGAAGTAATGTCGGATCATGAGTACTGGGGAAGGATCATTCCGAAAATTATAGACGCATTTCATTTCTTCAACGGGAGAGTGTTTGGCGCATTTCCTTTCCGAATCGTCGGGAGAAGGTGCAGACAGCAAGATCACGAGGGGACAACGCCTGTAAAATGGACTGAAGTCGATTATTCTGAAGAGCTGGGCAATCCACCCGAATTCGGCAGTTTCCAGATCATCGGGAACGACAAGAATGGATACTATGTATTCAATACTTATGTTTATCAGCTTCAGATTCAGGATTTCGAGCCTCCTTGCGATGGACCGTATTATATCGCGGTGGTCGGAATGACGGCGGATTCGTACCAGTTCGACGGGCTGGGCGTTGCGGAATATCCCGGAGTGTTCAACGTCCTGTTTGAAGATGGACCGATTGAAGGGAAATACACCTCTCCTCTTATTGGTCCGGGGACCTTGTGGATCACGCCGGATCTGAACGATTTTGCCAATAATACGCAAAACAAGGACCTCTCCGGCGGATGCAGGATTGAAAGGACGTATCTTCTGATTACTCCGGCGGACGGATTCCGGGACTACTATATACCGGACGGGGAGAATCAGCAAAGTTGACAGATCCTCTGTTTTGTGAAAAAACGGAGGTTTTGAAATGCTGACTCTTTATGTAAATTCGGTTGAAGATGAGTGGTACGACGACGCGGGGCAGCCGTTCGGGCGCAATGCGCCGTCCGTCCCGTACAAAGGCCGCGACACTTTAAAAATCGTTCTTTGCTCGGCTACTCCGAACGCTGGAGAGCTCAGCGCAAATCCGACGGAGTGGACCAGGGATTCCAGATTCAGCGCGAACGGGATCGGGGCGAAAATCACCGTAGACAACGATTACCTTCACAAACTTTTCGGGACGACTTCTGGCGAACTCTCCTCCGCATCCGGAAGCGTCACAGCGGAGATTTCCGGAGCAACGGCGGCGAAGATCCCGGCATCCGGGACGGTTGATGTTTACGCCGCCGACGGAACATCAGAAAGTCTGTCGTACACTTCCAGAACCGTTTCCAGCGGCGCAGTCACCTTCTCCGGCCTTTCCGCTCCTTCCGGTCCTTTCCCTTCCGGATCGAAAATTTCATGTCGCCAGATCCCTTTTTTCGAGGCATACGCAGATTCCGCAAAGTCAAATCCGCAGAACGGTGAATTCGTCTTTGATTTCGTCGTCGATTCTCTCCGGCTTCGGGAGGAGATGGACGGGAAAGACGTTGAAACCCTGGCTCAGAAGGGACTTGAATTGCTTTTCTACAAAACGGATTCGGAAAGCTCTACGGAATACCCGGTTGAACGGAAAATCTGCCGGACATTTGTAATCTCCGGAACGCTCGGGGATCTGGGTTATCCAGTTGATCCGCCGGATCCCGTAAAGAACCAGTTGTATTCTGTCTGCCAAACCCTTCTTGCAGGCGGATTTGAAATTCAGGTCAGCGACGGATCCAGCTGGACAGACTGGCAGGATGGGGCTAGCACGGAAAACTTTACCGCCTTTCGCTTCCGATCCGCAACGTCCGGCGGAGAATGGAGCGCGGCGGTTCCCCTGATCCCCGGCCCGGAAGGGCCGCAGGGACAGAAAGGAGAAACCGGGAAAACTGGGCCGCAAGGTCCGAAAGGTGCCGATGGGACTATGACATTTGAAGACTTGACTCCTGAACAGAAAGAGAGCCTGAAGGGAGATCCCGGAACCGATGGGGTTGATGGTACTACATTTACTCCCTCCGTAAGTTCTGAAGGCGACCTTTCGTGGACAAATGACGGAGGAAAGGGAAACCCTGCAACGGTAAATATTAAGGGTCCGAAAGGTGACACCGGAGAGCAAGGTCCGCAGGGTCCGCAAGGCGAGCAGGGCATTCAAGGTCCGCAAGGTCCGAAAGGTGCCGATGGGACTATGACATTTGAAGACTTGACCCCTGAACAGAAAGAGAGCCTGAAGGGCGATCCCGGCACAAATGGAGTGGATGGCGTTACCTTTACTCCCTCAGTGAGTGCGGAAGGGGTTTTGTCTTGGACAAATGATGGTGACAAGGCAAATCCAGAACCCGTGAACATTAAAGGTCCGAAAGGAGACCCCGGAGCACAAGGTCCGCAAGGAGAACAGGGTGCACAAGGAGCACAAGGAGCACAAGGAGCAGCGGGAGAACAAGGTCCTGCTGGTCCAGCGGGTGCTTCCGCTGTTTCGTGGGCTGTTTTCACTGCTGTGACCGATGCGAATTCTTTTGCCGGAACCGCGCAGATTGTCGGGTCCGACGGAACTTTGGGCGAAACTGTGAACGTCGTTTACGGATTTGAGGTGTAATAATGGGATGGCGTTACTTACCGAAAATTACGCCGGTCGCAGGGCAGAAAGGATTCGTTTGTGGGGACGTTTTTGTCCCGATTGAAACGGAAGCTCCGTCCGCTTATAAAAAGGGGGTTGTTGTTCCTATGGCAACAACATCTGATCCAGTTCCTTCAGAAGGCTTAATTCTGGACTTCCCTTGTACTTCGAACACGGCGAAAACCGGACAGGAGTTTACGGCAAAAGGAGCTGTTTACAAAGATGATTCAGCATATTTTGCTGGATCTTTAACCGGGATTATTTCGAATAAAAAAGCATCTGAATTATTTGCGGGAATTACAGAACAAATTTCATTTTGTTGCAGCTTTAATACATACGACACCGCAAAATGGCAGGAGATTCTTTCATGTACGGAATCCGGAGGGTTTTCTGTTGGTATAAATTCTGATAGTCATTTCGGGGCATTTCAAGTCGGCTTATACGCCGGAGGATCTTATGCTGACTACAAAGCGTTTGATGTCTTTGAGAATATTTTACCGAACACGTGGTATTTTTGCTGTATAACTTATGATGGAAGCAATATCAAAGTATATTTGAATTCAGAGTTGAAAAGCACAGTTGCTAAATCGGGACAAATTAAATTTCCAAGCAATTCAGCTACATTTATTATTGGCGCAGAACCTCTCGGAAGCGGAAGTATTGATAGAGATTGTTTTTACGGGGAAATTTCAAACGTTTTGGTTTACAACAGAGCTTTGACGGAAGATGAGGTTTTGTTTTTGAACAAAAAATTTTCAAAAAAACAAATTTTCATCCCGCTGGAAGAGGTTCAACCAGAAGAAGGCGCGGAGTTTGAAAAGAGCTCGGAGGAGATGCCTTCCGAGGGGCTAATCCTGCACGTCCCGCTTGCGCAGTCCGCTACGGAGGACGAGCTGGGGAATGAACTTTCTGAAATTGGAAACGTTGCATTTACGACTGTTGAGGGGATTCCGTGTGCAGATATTTCTGATACATCCGCAGTGGGAGGAACTCATATTACAATACGCGCTCCTGCACTTTCTGCGACTGGGGCTGTCCCAGTTTCATTTTCTTTCTGGGTTGCCGCATACGAAATCCCATCGTATAAAAATGAATTTTTTTATTACGGACGCCGACATGAAAACGTTGTCCCTGATTACGAATCCATGTTTGTCGAAATTAGAAAAAATAATAGATTTTCCACTAATTTTGGAAAATCTATTTTAGAGGCTTATCCCGGATTTCATCACATAGCATATATGTGTACAGGCACAAAAACTCTGTTTTATGTCGATGGAGGTTTGCAGTATTCTGATAATATGGTTTGGGATTACGTCGGAAATACTCCGATCTATCTTTCCGGTGGATATTTTGCCGGATTCCGGATGTATAATCGTGCTCTTTCCGTAACGGAAATCCGGGAGCTCGCCCGAGAGTGGAAAAAGCCCGTTCCGGATCCGATCGGGGTGAGCGGGATTTTGATTAGTTCCAGCAATACAATTTCTGCTGGGAAATTTCATAAAAACGAATTGGCTGAAATTCCGTCCAGCGGACTTCTTCTCCACGCCTCCCTTGAACAGGATTCAGAAACTGCTGAAACAGGACAAACATTTACAAAAAGCGGAAATGTCACTTTTGAAACTGTTCAAGGAATGAAATGCGCTCATTTTGACGGGAACAGTTATTGGCAAGTTCCTTTTGAAAGTGAGCTTGCAGGAAATACAGCAAAGGCTGTTTCACTTTGGATGTGGGGGACAAAAAATATAACAGAAAATATCCAAACTTGGGCATTCGGCGTGGGGTATTGGAGCAGGGCACAAGCATTTGGAGTCGGACAAGCAACTGCAAGCAGTTATTCAAACAGGTTTTACGCAACGATGTATGGAGGAGATTGTGTTCCGCCATCTCCGCTTGCAACTTCTGATTTTCACCATATTGTTTTTCAATATGACCTTTCAAAGACTGAACTTTTTGTGGATGGCGTGAAAGTAAGCGAGCAAAATTATTCATCCGCAAATACGAGCAGTTCTTACCCGATTACAATTGGTTGGAATGGTATGAATGTAACTTATAACAAACGATTTACCGGTTATATTTCCGGAGTCAGGGTTTACAATCGTGCGCTTTCAGAGATGGAGATTCAAAACCTTTCAAATGAGTGGCAAGGGACTGGCAGAACGAATAAAATTTTCATCCCTGTAATGGATAAAATTGAAACAGAGCCGACAATGTTTGAAAAAATTGTCGCCGCTGTAAATGAAAATTCTGGAATTGAATATACCACAACGGTTTCTGAGTTTGGAGAATTTTCTGATTCATCGAAATGGAACGGAGGCGTTCTTGCCCCGAACGGGAAAATCTACGGGATCCCACGAGATTCCAGAATGATTCTTGAGATCAATCCGGAGACAAGAACAGCTTCAACATTCCAAAGTCTTTCTTCAAGCGGAAACAAATGGCGAGGTGGCATTCTTGCTCTGAACGGGAGAATCTACGGAATTCCTTTTAACACATCGACGATTCTGGAAATTTCCTTTGACTGGTCCGGACAGCCGTTTACAACGGAGATTTGTACTAGTAGTTTCCTGAACAAATTCTAAATGGGAGCCACAAAGCATGACCGAAATTTTCAAAACAACGTTGAACTACTCGAATTCTGGGAAAGCTGATTGGCTCCAAAAGATTGATTGGTGTTCGATCCCGATCCGGGAGATTGTCGGAATCGAGGGGAAAAAACAGGCAAGGTACTGTCCGCTTGAGAACGTTATTGAACTGGCTCCGGACAATAACTTTCCGGTTCTGTTTGGATCTTTCATCCACGAACTTTACCATGTCCGCCAGCGCAGGAAGTTCGGCTTGCTCCTCTACTGGTTGTTTCTCGGACTTTCCCGCCCGCTGATGGAAAGAGGAGCAAAAAAGGCGGAGCTTGCCGCAGTCAAGTGGGCAAATGAAATTCAAATACAAAAATGGAGAGATAATATATGGAAACGGAAGTCGAAAGTTTAATCGCGGAGGCTCGGGCGTTGAATCTGGAAAACGTGGAAATTCTTGACCGGTATTCCGTGGAAGAGGTGTCGGCGATTTACAACGGGATCGGCCCGGATCGTTTCCCCGAATGGCTCAGGGAAATGCTTGATGATCTGCATCCGTCGCTTTGCGTCGTTGCTCTGATCCATGACCTTGAGTATTATGAGGGAGGTTCAAAAGAGGAGTTCACGGAATCGAACGAACGCTTTTACCGGAATGGAAAAACCGTCGCTTTTGCAAAATATGCCTGGTATGATCCCCGGCGTTATATCGTCTGGAACAAGGCCCGACAGTTCCGAAACATCTGTAACGCATTCGGCTGGGCCGGATGGAATAAAACAGAAGAAGAGGAAGGAGAGTACGAATGACAGAAGGCTGGGCCATTGCAATGCTTTCCGGGGCTCTGGTGGTGATGACCGCTGTTCTCGGTTGGGTCGCCGCTGAAATCCGTCTGCTCCACAAGTCGCTGACTCAATACGTGCTGAAGGCGGACTGCATGGGAAACATGCTTGCCCACACCGCGCGTATTGAAAAAGTGGAAGAGAAAGTCAGTGAAAACTCTGAAAAGCTCGCCGCGATCGAACAATACCATCGGATGATAGACATTCCGCTGGTCGGCAAAAATTAAAAAAGGAGAATCACAATGGCAAAGTGCGGTGCGAAAACGGAAATCTATTCCAGAGTCTGCGGGTATTTCAGGCCGGTGTCCAACTGGAACAAGGGAAAGAAGGAGGAATTCAAGGAGCGGAAGGCATTTAAAATCCCCGCCTCTGTTCTGGTGCTGTTTTCTGCCCTTCTGTTTTACGGGTGCAGTCACAATACCAGCTCTTTCACCGTAGGAACTCGACTGAATGCCGGACTCGATCCGCAGAATGCGACGGCTAACGTTAGCTATGTTGACGGACTGAACGTGGTGGATGTCAGCCGGGAAAACTCCAGCTGGGATCTTGAAATCGATTCCGAAAACGGCGTTTCAATCGAAAACGGGAAAGTGAATGGCGTGAAACGGATCCGCCGGGAAGTCGGCCCTCAGATCACCGGCTATCTGGTCGATCTGATCGATAAAAATCCCGCTCTTGCCGCCGACTATGTAAAAGCCATGAAAAGTTACTGGGAGTATCGCGCAAAGGCGATTCCCGCCGAGAGCAAATAATATTTCCCCAGCCCGCCGATCTGGCGGGAATTTTTTTTCAAAAAAAATAATAAAAACCGTTTGAAAAATAGTTTTGGTGGTATATATTATGTACAGAAACCAAAACAAAAGGAGGACGATATGAAAAAGTTTGAAACCGTTCAGTTCGGAGTTTACAGTGCCAAAATTTCGACAGTCCGCGGTAAGATGACCGCAAAGCTCTTTTACCGCGCGGGGGATGAAATTCCGTATGAGGTTTGTGCAAAATTCCGGAAGGGTGGGAAAGACTACATTTACATCCGGGGACGCTCCCTTAAAAACTCTTGGGTTCTGGATCCCGAAAGAAACGAGGATCTTTTTGAAGAGATCCGGATCGACTGGGAAAACCGGTGCCGGGAATTTATGGCAAAACTTGGGGCTCCGAAACGGATCATTGCGGACCTTGGCTCATTGCTTGTCCGCTTTAATGGTGCTCGGGTTCTGATCCCGGATGGAATCGGAGACGGGGAGTTCGATATTTACACAGCAAAGCTCAACATCGTAGAGCTGACGGATCTTTACAAATTCGGCTTCCGGGAAATTGCCAGCATCCACGAGGGGGAAACGGTTGTTGAGTCGAATGACTCTGGAACCGGTAGAGAAATATTCAGATCTTCCGGGGTTGTTTCGCTCCGGAGAGACCAGAACGGAAATTTTGCGGTTATCGAAGTTGAGGGGGTTTTATGACCTCTCAACTTCAAAAAGAGCTTGATAGGATCATTGCCGGATCTGGTGATCCGGTCGATCTTTCCGGGGTTACATTGCCGGATATTTTTGAGTTCTCCGGCCTGACCCGGAGAGCATGGGTCAAGGCGTTGGGGATCGGTGACTCAACGTGGGGCCAATATCGGGCCGGGTTGCAAGAAGTCCCGGAAGAAGTCCGAGAAAAAGCGATCCGGCTTGCACTTTCGATCGCCGCGGCAAGAAGCGGTGCTGAAATTTCAGCTTCTGAAAAGTTAGCCGAAATAAAGAAAATCATACAATGAATTCAAGCCGTCAGAAATTCTGGCGGCTTTTTATATAAAAACATCCGCTTTTTTTATTTGCAAACTTAATGTTTCGTAGTACTTTGCAATAAAGGAGTTTTTTCTATGACGAGATTGGAAGAAATGGTAATCGCGGCTATCCCTACGGCCCGCCCCGGAGTTGACTTTTCGTTCACAACAGACGAAAACGGACATGCTGTTTTGTCGCACTGGGATGATCTGAAACTCGGGCCGCGCCCGTCTCTGGAAATGCTCCGGAATCACTTCATGCGGTATCTGGCAAACAAACAGCGCGTGATCCCGACAATTGATATGACAGATCCTTGCCCTTGGTTGGATCGGCACGAATTCACCCCGGAACCGGCTTCCGTTGCGACAGCTCGAAACGTTGTTGAAATGGAAAACGGGGATCACTACGTTTTGACACCGGGCGGGGCAGTCCTTCGATACAGGGGAGAGAATGACTGATTTACTGACAACGCACGAAGCGGCGGAAATTCTCGGCTGTTCCGAGGTGCACGCGCGGCGGTTGCTGAAATACGCCGACGACCGGGAGGAGCTGGGAAACGGGCGATTCCGTGCTCTTTATGCGAGATGCAGAGTTTTGCGCCTTGCGTCGGACCGTGAATGCCAGAAATGCGCCGAGCGCTTGAAAGAGCGCGGGCTTCGATCCTGCCGCCGATTATTCAGCCTAGCTATGGGAGGTAATACAAAATGAATCAGACTACTATTATTATCCAAGAGGAAAATGGAAAGTGTCAAATCCTGCTGGAGAAGGGGGCGCGGAACGGGTCCAGAAATGACCAGAAAATAGCTACACAGCTTGTCGATTTTGCGCAAAAGATGATGACCCCCCAGATGATGCAGCGGATCCAGCAGATCAAAAACGCGCCGCAGTTCGGGAATTTGATGCGAATGCTTGGCATTTAAAATAAAAAAAACAAGGAGAATAAAAAAATGATGACCGATGAAATGAAAAAAGCCGTCCGCGAGATGATTTACGAGTACATGGAAGGAGCGGAAAGCGAAACGGAAAAGCTGATGGAAAAAGTTGCTTGCTCTCTTGCCGAGCGGATGGACGTTTCCGCCCTTGAAAAACATGCGGTGCACGAGGTCGGGCAGATGCTCGACTGCTACGGCATGGAAAATGTTGAGGGGGTTTTCCACGAGTTTTACGAACTCAAAATTGTGATGTGCGCTCTTCGGAAGCACTTCCCGGAAGGCATGACGCATCGCATCTGGCGGGAAGCGGTGGAAGAGTATGCAAAAAAATTCGGAGTTGAATAACATGTTTGGCTACTTTTCCAGCCTCCTTCTGGATCTGGATCCGGAAGCGTTTGAACGCAGTATTTTTTTGTAACATTACATACAATGTTACATACAGAAAAGCAAATAAAAATCCCCTTCTGGATACAGATCTTGAGGCGAATTTTTGTTTGAGATGGTGCGCGACGCGGGAGTCGAACCCGTTGTTTGAGGCAAAAGAGAAAGCATATTACATACAATATTACATACTTCCAAACGCGCGTGCAATTCGGCTTATTGAGGCTATGTCTCGGGCGTAGATGTCCTCAACGTCTGCTGAAGCGTGCCCGGTAATTGAGCGCAATTCTTCGCCCTTCACTCCGTGCTCTTTGAACCATGTTATTGCCGTGCCGCGAATGGAATGAAATGACGCCTTTCCAGAAGAGGTGTCATTAATTGCAAGTTGCCTGAAATATTTTGTGAAAACATTTGTGTAACGCGCATTTTTCCAATCTGAGAAATTTTTTACCATCGGCAATCCGGCTTTGCATTTTGGCAAAAGAGGCTTTAAAAATTCTTCCAGCTCCGGCATAATCGGACAGCAAACCCATTTCCCGAACCGTCTGGTTTTCCCCGGATCGATGATGAATACTTTCCGCTCAAAATCCAGCATATCCGGCGTAATTCTTAAACACGTCTCAAGACGTTGCGTGGTCCATCTCGAAAGCATAGCTACTATTTGCATGTGAAGCGGAACCGCTTTAATCAGCCTGGAAAACTCTTCAAGCGTCAAATTTCGATGAGTCTCGACTTCCGTTACTCGCTTATTTATAATAGAAGCAAACGGAGAAGAAGTTAAGTTTGCTTCAACCAAACAGCACCGAAAAACGGTATTCAAAGCGGATTTTACGTTGTTATATGTTTTCCCGTTTCCTTTTGAATAATGGCTTTCAAGGTAATTAAGCGCAATAGCCGGAGTAATTTGATCCGCGAATTTTACGCCGATTTTTTGAGTAAAATTCTCCCAGATTTTTTTGTGATTTATACTCAAATCTCGTTTTTTTATTGCGCATTCCCACATTTCGGAAATGCGGATTCCGCCGCGCTGGTGTCTCCCTGGTGCTGGCTTTGATTGATCCGGTGGCGGCGCAAGTTCAGGGAAGTCACGCAGGATAACGGCTCTCCCGCGCCGCGCCTGAAGCTGAAGCATGTAGTCCGCATGAAGTGACTTAGCAAGATCCGGATCGGTTGTTTTCAGCGACCGCGTTTTCAACTTCCTATCCAGATCGCGGAAGTAGACATAAAAAGTTTTGTGTATTTTTCGTAGAGCCATTTGACAAAGGTGAAAAATATGCTATTTGTTAAATAGTGTCTATTTCTGAACATGCGGGGTTCGTCGAATCAGTTTTTCCTGTTTCCTCGAACTTCGCTATTTTTTTCTCCATTCCGCCGGGCTGACCGGTTTTTCGTCTGCCACAGTCCGATCCGCCGTCACTTCATAATCTCTTTTATAAGTTGCGCTTTTTCAGCCGGAGAGAGCGACCGGTCGGCGATAATTGCCCGCAGAATATCCGCCGGGATTCCTGAGTCTTTGCCTTCGTTCAGGTGAACTTCTCCGTTTACGACTCCGACGGAAGTTCCGGAATTATTTTCAATATTAATAATGTTGCTCGGCATGAATTTTTCAACAAAAGGATATAATTTCTGCATGATCGAATCTAAAATGCCACGTCTATTTTTATCGTTTATTATAGAATTTATGGTAGCTTGGCCAACTCCGGATCTTCTTGCCAATTCAGACTGGCTTCCACATTCGTCAACGGCTTTTTTCAAAGCGTCAACAAATTCTTTTTTGAGTTGTTTTCTCATGGCCACCTCCAATCTTTTATTTAAATTACCACGCTTCAAATTTTTTTCAAACTTTTTTTGTAGAGCTATTTGAAAATTATAAAAGATGATAGTATATTTCCGAAAGAACAAAGGAGGGCTTTAAATGCCGAACGATTATATCAACGTAGCTATCATGGGCAAAACCCGTGAAAAAGTGAGGGTGATTGCCCGTATCACCAATGACAAAATGGCACAAGTTATCGATGATGCAGTGACCGAATATGGCAAAAAATTTTTCGATGTTGCTACAAAAAGCGATAGAAAAGTAATAGCTCAATAGGTGATCAAATGAACGAACTTATCAACATCACCAAGACTACTATCAACGAAGAAGAGATTAACGCCGTCAACGCGCGGGAGCTGTGGCAGAAGCTCGGGAGCAAGCAGGAGTTTGCAAACTGGATCAAAGGCCGAATCAGTGAATATGGCTTTGAGGAAGGGAAAGACTTTTTGACAAATTTATCAAAAAGTCATGGGCGGCCGTCGAAGGAGTACATCATCAGCATCGACATGGCCAAGGAACTGGCGATGGTCGAGAACAACGAACAGGGGCGCAAAATCCGCCAGTATTTCATCGAAGTCGAAAAGAACGCCCGGAAATTCTCGGAAGCCGTGTTGGCGCAGATCAACGCCATGATCCCGGTGATCCGGGAAAACGAGCGGCTCCGATTTCAGCTCGATTTCGCCCGTCACTTCCTGCCGCTCGGCAAACCGGGGGATCTCAATGAGCAGGGAGTACCGAAAACCCAGTTCCGTCGCGGATACTACACCAGCGGGAAAGGCAAATCCGTGACCGCCCTGATCGAACGCTACGACCAGCCCGGTCTCTTTGATGAAGTCGAACTCAAAAGAATCGGATAACCGAGATGGTGGAGGGGAAAAATGATTAAGATCGAATTTACAAACGGGAAAGAGCCTCTTGAAATCGAGGCTAAAACAGTTACAGAAGCCATTCAATACGCCGTGAAAAATAGGTTGGACTTGCGCTGGGCAGACTTGCGCAGTGCGGACTTGCGCGAGGCGGACTTGCGCAAGGCGGACTTGCGCGAGGCGGACTTGAACGGGGCGAACTTGCGCTGGGCGAACCTGCGCGAGGCGGACTTGCGCGAGGCGGACTTGAACGGGGCGGACTTGTTCGGGGCGAACTTGCGCTGGGCGAACCTGCGCGAGGCGGACTTGCGCGAGGCGGACTTGAACGGGGCGAACTTGTTCGGGGCGAACTTGCGCTGGGCGAACCTGCGCGAGGCGGACTTGCGCGGGGCGGATGTTGATTTTTCTTGCTGGCCGCTGTGGTGCGGTTCGCTGGATGTGAAAATCGA